AAACAGCAGTACATGCCAGTTCACGTCCACCTGACGTAGTGTCTTCTTTCTCATAATCTTGCAACCACGTCCAGTCAATAGACTTTGGCATACGCTTGAGCATATCACCATACTCTTCAACTGTACAGTCCTGATAGGGTGCTTGCTTGTACGTATGCTCACTGAATGGCAGGAAGCTGATGCCTGACACTTCATCAAAGTGGTCATACACCCACGAGCCTACCTGCATCCATTCGTTTTCCTTCACAGAAATTGTTACACTAGGCTTATGTTCGCACCAAAATCTTTGATAGGTAAGCCACAACTCAAGCTGCTCAATGGCACCCATGTCTGTGCGACACACAGCACCGTGTGGTGACTTCATCGGGAAGCTGAACACTGTTGTGCTGTCAGGCTTCATAACGTCTGGCTCTGCCGGGATACCAACACTGACCATAAACTGCGTCAGTGGGTCTTTGTTGTCGCCACGTACTGTACGAATGTAGTACGGATTGTGACGAGCATGAATGCCTGACGCACTGTCCACAAGCTGTGACACTGTGCCTGATGGCTTCACGCAGGTGATAGCCGCTGACTGTGGAATGCCAAGCTGTTCAGCCATAGCTGCATTAGTCTCAATGGCTTGTTCCTTGAGTGCATTCAGTGTAGAACCAATGTTCATGCCAAGATGGGCAGACTTACCAGACATCATAGCATTATCCATAATGCCAGTCAGTGATACACCAAGCAGTCGTTCTTCCTCTGTGTTGTTCTTCCATATCTTACGCAGATACTTGAAGTCAGTCAAGGTAGACTGGAACGTACCCAAGATGGTGGCGAGGCGAACCTTCTCTGTCAGTGACTGCTGTGTGTCTGATGCACGTACAACAACCTCTGACAGATTACAGAACTGGTATGGACGCAAGATAATTTCACTGCATGGGTTGCATCCAAAATCTTGTTCTGCATCACGGCGTCCATTCAATGAGGCTTGCTTCTTTGCAGCCTGACGGTTGAAGATACCACGCTCACCTGACTTACTCTCATACAAGGCAAGCCACTCACGCATGAACGTACCCATCTGTGGCTTCTCTTTGTAGGCAACGCTGTTGTTAGCCAGCGCACGTTGCCCCTCGTTCTCCCACCACTGACCTGCTTTGGCATGACGCATCTGGTCATCATTGAGGTTAGACAGTGAGATGAGTGCGCTGCGTCTGACGCCCCCGACGACAACAACTTCACCAATCTTGCACATGAGGTCATGGCATTCAATAGGGTACAGGCGACGACCTGCTGCCTTCTTGAACATGTCCACAGTAAACTGGAACAATTCCTCAAGTGGGGCTGGGCCACTTGCTCTACCGCCAAAGGTCTTGAGACGTGCGCCAGCAGGGCGAACCTCTGACGTATCCCATTGGGGTACTTGTCCTGCGTACAGGAGTGACACGAGTTCACGCAGGGACTTGGCCCAGCCCGGACGAGAATCGCCAACCTTGATAACGGTATCTGTACTGTGCATATCTTCGTTGACGATTGGCAGCTTATCCGTGTGATGACGTTCCACGGAGAAGCCTACACCAGTGCCGCACATGAGGATATACATAGTCTCGTCAAAGGCACGAGGGTTATCCACAGGTACATACGAGCAGTTGTAACCGCCGACATGACATCGGTCAAGTGCAGGGCCAGCGGTCATCAATGCTCTCATACTTGGCATGATGTCTTGGTCAAGCACAGCAGTCTCAAGTTCGCCACGCAGATCGTCTGGCATGGCGTAGTTATGTTTATCTTTGAGATGCTTGCTCATGTAATCAAAGTATCGCTCGACTGTTTCCATCCAAGTCTCGCGACGCTGCTCATCCTCTTTCCACCGAGCGTAGCGAGAAAGGGCTATAAAGTTCTGATAGTCTGTAGGCAGATAATTGTTCATTGTGTCACTCCGTTATAGTTCTAATATGCCTAATGTCTGCGCCGTCTACATCATAGAAATACTCGCGCAAACCATCTTCAATCTCTGCCCCCACATCTTCATCTGCAGGGACAGGATATTCTTCGGGGTCTATCTCAATCGTGATAAAGACCTTAACTCTCATCGTAGCAGCCTTCTACTTCCTCTATCAGCTTGGTTAGATACCACTGTGCTTTCTTGAGGTCTTCTGTACCATTCTTGTAGCGGTAACGCCACAGATACTTCAGGATGTTGCCCTGTAAGTAATACTCATAGCCATCACCTGTAGAAGCGCGGATGGCGTCAATGCACTCGACTCCAGTCTTGTTGTAGTGAGGTGGACTGTTGACCATATCGGTTTGTTGCGCAGCCCAATTAGCGTTTGCCATGCTTTGAAGGCTTGCCATGCTCTCTTCCTTTGCTTTCATCCTCATAAACTCCTCATGTCTCATCAGGCGCTGCCTTTGGTTTTGCTTCCGAAATTAAGGTGTACGATATTACCATCTCCTTGGGTAATTTCAAGTGACAACTCTTCTTGGCCGTCATCTTCCTCATCTTCTTGACGCATAACAAAATCATGAGCCATTTGACCAAACTCTGCATGGTTCTCCATGATAGGAACAGATGCACAAACCATCTTGCATAGATGCATAATCTGCCCGTAGTCATCGTCGTCTAGATCATTGTCACCGGCAGATAGAATCGATACGTCGATCTGTCCTGTCCATTCTTGTTTTTCCATGATAGGGCGAATCCTAATCAGAAAGTCTTCATCATCGATATAGTCTTTAAAGGTCATTGGTCATCTCCTTTTCACTTTGTTGCCACCAAACTTGATAAACTTAGGATGTTTGTTCTTGCCTTTTTCGTTGAGCCAATCTTCTGGAATGATCCTATCATAGTACTTAAAGCCATACTTGATGCACCATTGTCCGTACGTAGACTTAGCACCCTTACGTAACTTACGTCTACTATTCTCGAATACAAACCGAATGTCAAGAGTAGGGTGCTGCTTTTTTACAGCTAAATGTTTGCGGCGATCTGCCGCAGTGAACATGCCCTTCGTCTCAATGATTATTCCGTTGTGCAGCACGAAGTCTGGAGTATAAGTGCGGTACGCAAGGTCTTCCCACTCAATCTTGAGTTTCTCGTAGTCGTATGTAACTTTGAGTTCATCAAGATAAAGAGACAGCTTGTGTTCAAGCCCACTCCTGTACCCATACTTTCGTGCTGCACGAAATGCTGCGTGACTAGGCATATTCGTCTGCCAAACTCACGTACGCTACTGTCTTCGGCTGCTTTGCCTGTGAGGCAACGGCAGGACGTTCCTCAAGTCCGGGCCAACAAGAGAACCGATATCTACAGAAACCACACTCTGTGCCTAGAACCATGTTTCCTGTAGGATTTCCTCTGAAAGTCTCAGGCACAGGGTCAAAGCAGCGTTCAAATCTGTTTTCTTCAACCGTTGCCGCCGTCTGCTTAATATTGTCGATTTGTTCGTCGATGTCAATACCTTCCGCCGGAACATATTTGAATTGACCATTTGCTTTGTTCACTACCCACCAGCCGCCAGCACGTTTGCCGGAAGCCTTTGCGTAGCCAGCAAGCTGTGCTACATACCCAAAAGCATCACCCTGTCTAAGAGTATCGAAGGATTCAAACTTGTGAGTATAAGACCAATTAGAGGCTGACTTGATATCATCAACAGCATCATCAATAACAATATCATAGGAACCATCGATGGATGTATTGTCATCAATCTCAAGTGTAACCTTTGCAGTATCTTCATACTTAACTCCCGCTTCTTTGAGGAGACCTTTGAAGACAGCTTCAACGATGTCTCCAAGCATCATGTTCATCACAAACGTCGTTGGCAGAGGTAACGCTTTCTCTGGCTCATTCTTTTCAAACCAAAGTTGACAGGCTGGCCTACCCACATTTGACATACGTAGACCAAACCTATCACGCTTGTTGCCCCCACCAAACTGACGTGCAACAGAATCCATGACATCCGTGCCAATCTGTTTGATTGTCTCAGATGACATAGTGGATTTGCCATTAGCGGCATCCTCCATATACTGATGCAGGGCCAGTTCAGCAGGGTGCTTCATTAGGCTGCTTCCTCTTCGTCTACTTCGACATCTACGAGATCATCTACAATCTCCATATCATCGTCATCAATTTGCGAATTGGCTTTCTCTGCCCACGAATTTGCGATGTAGGTATTGTAGTTGTCCGTCCACGACATGAAGTCACCAAACATAGTATGTTCAGCTTCTGTGATGTCGAGAGTCTTAGACAAATCAAGAGACACGACAGGTACGTAGAAGCTATTGCCGTTTGGCAGCTTACGTTCTTCCGTGTTGGCCGTAATGATGTGCTGGATTGGAAGCCGCTGCATCTTTGCCAGCTTGGTCATAGAGTCACCAACCAGCTTGAATGCGTCGCGATTGTCAATCTCCCAGATGAATGGGCTTTGATCAACGGTTACTTCTTCTCCCTTCTCATTAGTAGCACCAATGAGAGTTACCTCACCGAGAATAACGCGGACACGCTTGATCTGCTTGATAAGGTCTTTCGTCTTATCCGGCAGGGCATTGAAGTCCTTGATATAGCCAGCGGGTTTGCCACAGTTAAAGCCACCGTCATTGTCCTTCAAATCCATATTTAGATTGTCGGCCATGATAGTCTTGATGTAGCGGTTGGGCATCTTGTCATTGCCCTTCATAAAACGCTTGTACATATAACGCTGCAGGTACGGGCGAATCTTGACAGAGGTAGCGTAGTACATAGGGCCATCTGGAATCTCCAGACGATATGCACCAGCCTGTACTACTTCCATGTTGACCTTCTTACCACCTACATCCCCTTCTCCCATGATGGGAGAGTGTGAGATGCGAAGACGCGGCAAGCTGCTGCTCTTCTGCGAGGTGTTAGTCTCATTTGCAATACCCATTGCCTTTGCCATCATGGCGTAGTTGTTGGTATCGATTGTTGTCAGTTCCATATTTTATACTCCTTCTTTGAGTTGGAAAGCATAGTTATATCACGACACGTCTTTCGTGTCAAGCCAGTTGGGGCCGATTTTTGCCTCTAGTAATAGTGGTACATTGAATACTAACCCCCAACGTATAGTAATCAAGTCAGGCAACTCCCTGTTTGTCTGTGCAATCACCTCAATAACATTCCTTTCTTCGTCTGGGTGAACGTCAATGACAATAGAGTCATGAACAGTGTTTACTACGCATGACTTCATGTTGTCAAGCAACTTATCGATATGCAGAAGTGCAACAGGAACAATATCCGCTGTAGCAAAAGACTGCACTGGATAATTCTTGATCTGCGTGAAGTGAGAGATTCGTCCGCTAGGCTTCCGGTGGACTGTAGGAAACGCAAACTCACGACCAGAGGGCGTCACAATCTTACGTGTGCTTAGAGCCTCTTTAGCCAGTTTGGTATGCCATACCCCAATCTCTTTGTACTTCTCTGTGAAGTGTTCGTAATACTTCGCTTCCGCTGCAGTTCGCCCAAATCCCGTTGCGCCATAAAGCGGAGCAAACGTATGCGCCTTTGCAGTCTGGCGATCCGTAGGTTGACCAGCATCTGTAATAACTTGAGCGGTGTATGAGTGTACATCAAATCCAGTAGATACTTCTTCAATAGCAACTCCATCCTGTGAGAGATAAGCCGCTGTGCGAAACTCTAGCTGTGCAAAGTCGGCTTCCATGATCTTGCCTCCGTCGAAGCGAGATACGAATACTTTTTTGACAGGGAACGTACCGCCACGCGGCATGTTCTGCATGTTAGGATCAGCACCAGAGAAACGACCAGTAGCAGTGCGGTGCTGTAGCAGACGTACGTGCAGCTTACCATCCTGTTTTGTGTGCGTTCGGATGCCATCCACAAATGACGAGAGGTATGTCTCTACAGCAGAGAGGCGTCGAACTTTTGACAGAAAATCAACGGCATCTGTCATTCCTTTGACACGTGCTGCTGCTTCCAACGTCTGTAGGTTCTGTTTGCTAGTGCTAAATCCGTTTGCAGACCCCCACTTAGATGATGGCGGTTTGAATCGTAGACCCGCAAGACTAGACAAATTATCAAGAGTATAGCCGTTGCCGTTACATGACTTGCAACGTGTTGCCTTCGCGTAGGGTGTACCATCTTTCTTCACCTTTCGTATGTGACCTGAACCACTACATTCACCACATTGTGTTGCCTTAGTCTTGTACAGCTTTTCAGTTCCACCAGATATGAGGCTGCGGAAATCGGAATCACTCATGTATTGGTCAATGGCATTAGCCCAATACTGTTTGTCTGTAACACGACGGCTGTACACAACCCAAGACAACTGCTCTGGACTGTTCAGATTGATAGGAGTGTCGCCCATCAGTTTACAAACGTGTTCTTGAAGTTCGTGTTGCAGTACATCCCGCTCATGCTCAAACTCACTACGCACACTGTCAAGAACATCCAGATCAACTGTGAAGCCTCGTTGATAGATACGAGCAAGACACACAGCAACCTGATTGGTCAGATCAATGGTCTTCATCAGACCGCTGTTCTCCTGCTGATTAAGCATTCGCATCTGACGATCTGCAAGTTGCTGCGTAGCATAAAGATCAGAGATCAGATACTCCGTAAGTTCATTGTATGGTATGTCGCGGGTACTGACACCCTTCGCAAAATACTCCTTGAGAGTGTCTTGCTTCTTGCTGTCAAGATCATGACGCTCTGCACATGCCTCAAGAGACAGTGGCTCTTTAACACCGCGCTGAATGACATACTCTGCCAGCATCGTGTCGAACACAGGTCCATCATACTTGAAGCCCGACTCCCACAGCCACAGCAGGTCATGCGCTGCGTTGTGACAGATAAGCACAGTAGCTTCATCCAAGAACCACTGCACACGTTCATAATGATCTTCCTGATTGGGACGATCCGCATGGTCAAAAGGAAACGTAACACAAACATCTTGATCGGTAAGAACACCAACCATGACAAGCGTATTGTCTGGCTCAAACGGATCAAGATGCTTCTTGCCTCCGCGTGTTGTAATCGTGTTCTCTACATCAAGTGTTAGTTTCATAACTTGTCTCCTAGCTGATCTATGCGAACATTGTAACAGTCAGCCTTGACTGTATAGTTGTTCGATGGGTCAACATCACCCTTCCGTAAGAAGGTAGCTTTATCGAAGTAGTCCTGCTTTGTCAATACCCCAAGAAACCATCCTACAGAAAAGTCGTTCAGCACACGAACAAATGCGTATGCGTCACAGTCCTGCTTCGTGTTGAACTTGGCAATGCTACACTCGTAATGTGGCAGAGGCTTTACAGATGTCTGCTTCGTCTTCACATCCACCCGCGTGTCTCCAACCTTCATGTCGTAGTCATAGGTATTCTCCCACTCACCCCCAAGAACTGAAAGGGCCAACTGTTCGCCTATAAAGCCCGACATGTTGCCTTTCCCCTTGAGGATGGAGTTGTGTAGCTTGCCCATCTCTACGGCCTTCTCACGAGCCTTGATGAGCATTTCGTCTGTTATCTGTACTTCTATCATATCGATGTATACCTCGCTGTTTGATATTCCAATTCACAATCCGCTACGCCGTGCCAGCCTGACAGCTTGTTCTTGACGACGTTCAGATGCCGCTGTGGGTCTTCTTCGATCTGCGACGAAGTGTCGCCGCTGGTCATTGGGTTCTTCGCAATCATAATCATGAGATCAGCTTCCGCTGCCTTACCGGTACGAGAGCCTTCCATCATTGACTGATTGAGAAGAACCTTTCCTTCCGCCTCTGCAGATAGCTGCGACATGTAGAATACAACGCAGTCGTATTCTTTCGCAATCATACGTGCATGGATGGCATTGGCCTTGAGAGCCTCGTCAGTACGAGCGAAACCACCTGTCGTGGCGAACTTGTCACCCATGTCCAGAAGAACAACATCAGGCTTGTAGGACTTACATACAGACTCAACCCACGCCATGTTCCTGCCAGTAGCATCCTTGATCTTGATGCGTTCTTTGACAGGGGCATACAGATCACGAGCCTTGCTCGGATTATCCTTGATCTGACGCATCGTCATACCTGTAGCTGCTGTGAGGTATCGCGCACCTACACGGTGATACCCCTCTTCGTTACAGAGTATAATGCAGTTAGCCCCCTGATGCGCAAAGCCGCCCGGTGCCGCGATTAAGCTGGCATGGAATGATGTCTTTCCGGTGTTGGGCCGTGCGCCGATCTCAACAAGATGACCGCCATTAACGCCTTCAACCTGACGGCAAAGAGACGCAATGTTGAATGTCCAACGTGCTTCAAGATCAGCTTTGCTCATGAGTGTCTCAAGTTCGATGTCTTCCCACTCAATATTGAGATTGGGTGTGAAGTCATCTCCGTACTGCTCTAACAACATGCGAAGAGGCTCAAGACTTGTCTTATCGCCATTCACATAGTCAAAGCCCAGATTCGCAATGTCCTCACCAATGACCTGCTGGAACAGCTTGGACAGCACCTCCTGTGCAATGTCATTACCCATAGGCTTCTCGTTCTTGATCTGCTTGAACAAGGAAGAGAAAGCAGTCTTCTGTGCAGTAGTGAGTGTAGGATTGTTCGACATGAACAACGCCTCAATCTCATCAGGCAACACGGTACGTTCGTACTTATCCATAGCCACATCGATAGTGGCTTTGATCTTACGAACATCCTTGCTGAACAGCCGGTCAGGACACTTTGCGCCACGATGGTCATCGTAGAACTCTTTGTCCATCAGGCTACGTATTAGTGATAGTTCCATATTCCGCTCCTATGTTGGTCAATCTTTCGATGTCTGTTGGGTTACGATACTTCAAATCGTCTGTCAAGCGGAGGACACGTACATCTTTCACGTGCCCTCGTAGTTCTTTGGCAGCGGCCAAGGTCTTGGGAAGTGCATCGGGGTCTAATGCAATAACGGCTGTTGAGAACTGCGAGAGATACCTCTTGTGCGATTCTTGCAATGACGTACCCAACACAGCAACCCCAACGAATACATCACCACCAACAACGGCGGCACTCAGGCAGTCCTCAACAACCACAGCTACAGTACCATGACCGTAGCTGTATGGCAAGCCACTTTTTCCGTACCGACGCCATTTAGGTAGACGCTTACCCAATGACCGGCCAGTGGCATCAACAATACGGCCTTCATGCACAATAGGAAATACCATGCGGTTCTCCTTCACATCGTACAACAGACCAAGTTCTTCTGCGTCCAAACCATATAATTCCATAACAATCTCAGCCATATCATAGTTACGAGACACAATGTACTCAGGCATCACGAATGTGTCCTGCGCAGCAAATTCATCAGCACCGGAGAATCCCTGACGAATATCATCAGCAGATAGATGCACACGAGTACCACCTTTTACAGAACAAGAAGCCTTATAACAGTTCCACACGAGAGAACCCATGTTGTTTGTCACTGTGAATGTCTTATGACCACCACAGTTAGGACAATTCATTCTCCGTGTCTCTCCGTTAGGAATATCTAATTCACTTACAGTGTTATATATACTATTCATGTATATCCTCTTTCTCTGCGGCACTTGAAATGCTTTTAGCATGGCGATTTCGTTCCGTCAATGCATAATTTGCACTTGTCAGTGTATTTTTCAAGTACGGCTTCACCGAAGCGGGATTAGCATGTCCTGTAACCGACATAATCTGTGCCAATCCAACACCAGCCTCTACCATTTCTGTTGTGCCGGTTCGTCGCAGGTCAGATAGACGCAGTTCTTTGGATAGACCAGCATCATCCATGATCTTTCGTGCAAAGCGCGGCAGCTTGTGCAAAGAATACGGCCTGTACTCACCCTGTATGGGGTATGGACGTGGTGCAACGTAGGGTTGAAATCCAAAGTCATTCTCTTGCTGCGTCAACATGTCACATAGATCATCGGATATAGGTAGGTGTACGTCTGCACGACGCTTAGATTGCTCTATCATCACTGTCTGCGAGGCAAAATCAATGTTGCTCCATTGTAACACACGCATGTCACCTAACCGTTGGCACCATTCGTATGCCATCTGTGCGATCAGTCCAATGTTACGGGTGCTAAAATCGCCGTACGCGGCGTCTAGAAACTTAGTGACATCCTCCCTACTCCAAACCGTCTTACGCCGCTCTACGGGCCTCTTACGGATGTTTGCGAAGGGATTTAGCATGCACAGTTCCTCACGCAGACCGTGGTTGAACACAACTCTAGTCACAGACATGATGTGGTTTGCCATCTGTACACCTTTGTCACACCACTGGTTGTATGCAGTTTTTGCTACACGTGTGGTAGCTTGTGACAAAGTGTGTCGGCGGAGGGATTTCCCCTCCACCTTTGTGTCAAGCATGACGGTCAGAAAGTATTCATACTGTTTCTTACTTTCGTCTCGTAACTTGCTGTAATCAAAAGACTTATAGTAATCGTCTACAAGTTCTTGTAAGAGCATTTTGTCAATGATTGACATTATTGTCTCCTATCAAACAGGGCAAGCGCAGTGTCCACTAGCGTGTCATGCCACAGTAGCTTCTCTTTGAAGTGGTCAGGTATACGTCTGTGACCATACTTAGCACCAGCGATCATACCAGCAACGGCACCCACAGTGTCGCTGTCATGACCCCTGTTGATTGCTTCAATGACACAATCCTCAAAGTTGTCCGTGGTTTGGAACGCCCACATGGCACATTGGTACGTCTCGACAACATAACCACCAGACATAACACGAGACCTGTCAAAGTCAACTGGCAGCTTCTTGTGTTGATATTTTGACAGTGCATTGCCGTACCACAGTTCTTCGGCAAACATACGGCTGTACTCAACACACTCAGGGTGAGCATGTGTAAGTAATGTCTGCTGCACAGCCAGTTCGATGGCACGAGATGGCGTCTTGGATGCAATAATGACAGGTGCCATACGCATCAGCGCACCATTACCGGCACTCTTTGGCGTATCCACACCACAATAAGGAGTGTTTGAACCACTCATCCAGTCGCTCAACGCTTTCTGTGTTGTGCCGCCAATGTCAAAGCATACACCACGAGGGATATGTTTGCCATCACTATACCACTCAACAAACTTACGCATGACGCCACGTGCATTGAATCTACCATTTGTTTCTACAAGTGAACGTGCCATAGCCAAAGCCATAGCCGTGTCGTCAGTCCATTCGCCAAGCGACATGTCGTGTACACCACCCGTCGCGAAACGGGTGATGTAGTCAGGTTTGATTCGGGCTTCGGTGAACTCCAGAGGTGCGCCGAGAGCATCACCTACTGCTAGTCCAACCATCATGCCCACAGCGGACTCTCGCGTAATCATGCGGCCACCAGAGAGCGGAACTCAGGAGTGCTGACCCACTTGGAAACTTCCTGCTCACGGAGCCACATGGTCTGTGCTGCAGTATCATTACCAGTGTTGCGAAGAGAGAAACCGTTATCGTTGTTGTGGCTAGAGTAGTTGGTGAAGGCAGAATACAAAGCCCACACATTCTTACCACGCTGATACGCTTCTTTGTTGTACAGATTGAACATCTTGTCCGCCTTGCTGTCAGTCTTGATAATGCTCTTGAGCAAATCACGTACGTTGACACCGCCAAGACCAATCTCTGCCCAATGCTGAAACTTGTCAGCAGAGGTATAGAACATGGTAACAGACTCGTTCAACTCTTTGATAAACAAAGACATATCGAAGCCGGAGGTGTTCTTGCGACGTACCTTGTCCCAATCACCCAAGATGAGTCCGTTGGTGCAGAAGAAGTCGATAGCACCGAAGAACACCATATTGGAACACGAACCGTCGATACCGTGCAACGCGATGATACGCGGTGCGATAGTAGTCCGGTGCGCGTCAGACACGACAGGGGCAGTGATCTCAGGCAGAGTCATGTCCATCATGGCCCACGCATTGTTACGCGCCGTGCGCCACTTGATGTTCATGTTGTCACATGCGTCATTTCCAAGTTGCTCAGTCATAGTGTCATGCACACCCATGAAGAAGTCGGAATGGCTGGCACAACGGAACGAATCACCGACAACACCAAGATAGTCTTGGGTCTCGCCATTGATGACATATTTTTTACCCTGAAACTTCGTAGGCTCAAACTCTACGTCAAAGCGCAGGTGATCGGGGATGAGGTCTTCTGCTGTAAAATCCAAAGGCATGATTTGTCTCCTTTCATAGCCAAGTGATACCCTGTTATACAAAAAACAGGTTAGGTTGTCAAGTTAGTCAGTATCTTCTTCTGCCAGCACCCAGTCTGCGTAGTGCATACGCATACCATTGTCATCTTCTTTGGGTACAAACTTGAAGATGCGGTGCAGGTCACACTGTATACGCTCCAGCTTGCCTACATCAGACATCCACAGGTCTTGGCAGTCAAAGATAGTCTGCAAGATATCCTTCAAGTCATTGTGTGCCTGTAGCAACTGTAGTCGGTTGTCATGTGTAATGTTCATTGTCATTCTCCTTAATCACAAGATGTGTGTCGGGTAATTACGGCTACCCAAAACTGCCGTTCTTCGTCGTACTTGACTGGGCTAACTAGCCTCGTTCCATATCCAAGAGGATGCCACCCCTTGAAATATAAGTCAACCTTTTTTTGAAGACCAGCTTCTGTTTCGTCTGTCATCTCTACTCGTATGTCTTTCATCAGCAGTATATCCTTTCCATGATTCCGTTGAAGGCATGGTACATCATCCACGCAATGCAAGTCATACAAGCCAGCCGCACTACGTTGTCCATGAATGGGTCTTTGGCTGGGTCTGTCTCCATCCAGCATGTGAGGATTGTCTTCATTACATTTTCCCCATCACATAATTTTCTGCGGCATTTTCTGCCTGTTCCTCTGTCGGGAACTCGCCTAGCCGGAACTCTGTATGTCCACCATCTGTGACAGCTTGTGCTGCGTATTTATTGTACGACAGTGCATGAACATACGCCCAGCGGCCATCAAATTCACCTTCTCCAAAGTACTCAGATAGCTTACTCATGCTCACCTCCATTGCCTCTGCCAAGCCCACCGAAATACTGTGGCTTACGCTTGGCTGTTTCAAACACACCTGCCGTGATAAAAATACCAGCAATCAGCAGGGCATGGGCAAGCGCACTGATGCCAAAGGCAACGATGCTGCCTACCCACATACTAAAGATAATACACCACATCCATGCCAGC